TCTGCTATTTTAGTCTCTTCGAGTTTTATCTCCGTGATAACGTCTTTAATAGCGCCATCAATTTGGACCATATTGAGAGTATATTTACCTTGTTGCTCATACTCCAACTGCCACTTCAACTCCAAGGACCGCTTTTGTTTGTACAGGTCTTCGGTCATTATTAACCTCCTCATAGGTTATTCGACGGGTATCCCGAAACATTCCCGTTGATTCCCATTTTACACTTTTTTCTCCCACTTTGTCAAGCACTGCTTTCTCAATAGATTCAGCATTATCTTCCGCTAAAACATCAAATTTAGCGTGATAATCGTAAGCCCAGATATTTACAGTGAAATTTCTCATCACATACCTTTATTTTGTAATTGTTCGCATTTGATGCAAAGGCACCTCTAGGATCAGAGAATCCGAAAACGTATCTCTCTCTAGCTTTGTACCTTACATTGCCTGTATCAAAGTCACCTTCCATCTTAGTCGCGATAGGTGTTCTTTCGAAATGTTTAAGACCATTTGGTACATCAGTTTTAACGAACCATTTTTTCGTTGCAGTTAAGTAGTGGTTAACAGCGTATCCTTGCGGAACCATTCCCATACTTCTTAATGCATTGATATCGTTATCTGCAGTACCAGTTCTGCCTTCAGATTTCATCAATCTTTCAGCAGTAAATTGAAGCGCCGAAGGAATTATCATTTTAGTTCCTTGTGCTGCAATTTTAAGGCCTCTTTCATCAGTAAACGCTGCGATGTCGATTAGCGCTTGTTCTAATGAAGTTTCGTTAAGTTCAGCAGCTGTTGTTAACTCATTTGAAAACGTACCTGATAGTGTAGGGTGGGCTGTAGAAAAAAGCTCTACCCCATCTCCACCAGCAAAGTTTGAATCAAATCCGTTATTTAATACTGCTGCGCCTTTGATATTCTTAGTGCTCGCCATAGATCTTGCTAACGCTTTTGTATATCTAGACGCTAGTCTGTCATACAAATTATCTTCGATAGCTTCTTCTGTGATCGCGAATGCTAATGCAATCGTTTCGTTAGTATATCTCGCAGTGAAAGTTTCTTGCGCATCATCAAATGTTACGCCTTGACCTTCAGGTTTAACTGCCGCATTTGCGAAACCAGATAACATTACTTCCTCTTCGAAAGCTCTGTCAGATGATTCAGTGTTAAATACTTCAGTCCACTCTTGCGAGTATTGTTTGTACTCTAGTCCGAATAAAGCATTCAGACCAGGCTCTAGTTCTTTAACTAGTTGTGCTCTTGATATAGCCATAGTTTTATCTCCTTATTCGCTATTAGTTGTACAGCGCAGAACCCTTCATAATAGTGACCACGAAGTTACAGCCAGCGGCTGTCTGGTCCTTATTTTCAGGATCGTTTGCGTTTCTTACTGCTGTAAACATAGTTGTTGTAGCAGTAGAACCAACATCTAATGTAGAGATCGATTGACCATCTTTGTTAGATGTTGCTGTGTAGTTGTTCATATTAAAGCCTTTATGTGGATTAACTCCAAGAAGAGTATCCGCTAAAGCCGCATCAGCTTTTACAACGTATTCCTGATTAGGATTATCATTGATGAAAGCTAATATGTCATCGGAACCAGTATTATAGTCCTTTGATGTTGCTTGTGATGCTACTACATTATTTGAGAATGTAGGTTTTCCATTAGAGTCAATAAAAAATGCTCCGTTGAAAACACCTACTAGAAGAGCAGAACTTGCTGTTGTCCAGCTTGTTCCACCTAATCCACCATCATCTGTAGTAGTAAAACACGCATCCTGCGCCATTCCAGCTTCACCCGCAGTTGCTCCACCGTCGTTAAGTGACATTGGATCGCCTTTGTTTGATGCTACGCCTGGTGCAGTTTGGATTTTGTATTCAGATTGTCCTGAAGTCGCTGGAGTATTACCAACGTTCATTACCATTCTGCAACCAAATCCAGTTGTGCTTGCATTTGCCATAGTATAGTTTCCTTTTTTTGTACCTGCCCCGTTAGGGGCCTCCAGTACGGTTTATATTAATTCGTTGGTTTAGGAATTACTAAATAATTAGCTTTTCTTTGTACCACCGAAGGTTACACGAGTATCAGCCTCTTTCGAGAATCTCATACTAGGGTGCTGTTCCTTCATAAGATTGTTATTAACTGCTTCTTCTTTGTTTTGAGTCTGTTTTTTGTAGTACTCATCAATTTGAAGCGCAATCTCTTCTGGTATCCTTGCCAGCAATAGGCCACCTACTCCGATCATTCCTGCGTATCTACCTTCGTTCATCGATGGGAAATCTTGATCAGGATATTCATCAGCTCTCACTATGGACGTATCTTGATGTCCTAATATTTCTGCTCTTATCCATTGATGTCTGTAGCCTTTTGGCGCAGGCGGTGCATCAAGAGAAGTGGGTGGAGTCCAAACTTTTTTAGATTCCGTTTTGGATCTAGTTTGACTCGCACGTGAAGTTTTTATTTTTTCGTTTTCCATATGCCTATACTCCTTCCGTGATATTTAATTGTTTCGCATATTCTTCAAGTGGCACACCTAATCTTTTAGAAATTGCTACCTGTGATTGTGTGAGTTTCACAGTTTTTCTGCGTCCTGTTGAAGCCGAACGTCTGGCTGAAGCTACATTTTGAGTAGGTTTTACTCTTTCTGTAGAACTACCTTCTATCTTATCAAATTTATGAGGAAATTCAACTCTTATTCTTTTGTCAACTTCATCATAATAATCTCCACTTTGAGGGTCGTATCCTTCTACTTCTACAAGCTTTTTATGTATATCAAAAGCCGTATAAGTCATTGCCGAATCATTACCAAACCAAGAGTTTCTAGCAGCTCAGTCTTCAGCTTTAGGATCACTCCTTGCTGTAGGGGCCGTTCTTTGTGGTGTGATATTTACTTCTCTTTCACGTTCCTTTGGTTTGTTTTCATTGGCAACTTTAATGGAATTTAATCTTGCCTCATCCATTGTTAAGGTAGCTAATTGCTTTTGAGCAGCAACTTGCGCTTCTACATCTTGAGATTCAATAGCATTTTTAAGAGCTAATTGAGCTGCTGCTAAACTAGTCTTAACTCTACTTTCAAATTCTGAAACATAAGAATTATCTACTTTAGATAATCTTTTTACCATTTCATTATTTTCGTGCTTGACTGATTGAGCATAGTGGACAGCTTCTTCTCTCTGTCTTTCTGCTTCTCTCATTTTACGAGTTAGTTTAGAAATTCTTTTTTGAACTCCTTCACTATATTCTTGTAACTCGTCCTTCTCTTCTTTTTTCTCAACTTTAGTTTCTGGCTCCTCACCAGCCTCTACTTTCTCAACTTCAATCTTCTCTTCCTTGGGTGCTTCAACTTTTTCTGGTTCACCCTTATCATCTAAATTAATTTCAGCTCCCTGTTGATCGGCTTCGCCTACATCAATTAAATCATCTACTTTTTGTGCTTCTTCTGGCATAGTTCCTTCCTATGTTAAATATAATGAAGAATTGATTCAGGATCCTTAATAGTTCCTAACACTTCATCATCATTTATTATTCGCACTTCTCCACCTTCAATTGGTAATCTTGAACCAGCATATCTGGCAAACATTACCCAATCTCCTACTTTGCACCAAGGTTTATCGAATTTATCTTTATCTTGGTATGCTAAAGCTCCCATTTTTAAAACATAACCACAAGTAGTGGCTATTCTCGCTTTATCTAATTGTTCTTGGGAAAATAAAATTCCACCTTTAGTTTTTTCTTTAGGTGTAAATGGTAGTAATAAAATTCTATAACCAGATGGTTCAGGTAACTCATCTGCTACTTCTTTAATATTGTCGGGGTCTAATCTTTGTACGTGAGACTCTTCTTCTTTATATTTTTGTTGAAGGGCGTCCCGGTGTTTTGGAATTTCCTCTTTTGTCAATGTTGATAATGTTTCCGTCATTGTGCTCCTTGTCATCTTTTAGCAGGCTAGAGATTTCCTGTATTATTATTTGATAGGCTTGTGCCTGTCCTACCATATACTTATATTTTTCCATACTGTCAACCCCACCTGTAATCATTGCATCACCAATTTGTTGAAGGGTCGCATTTATTCTTTTTTGTAATTTATGTATTATTACTAAATCATCCATTATTTATCCAAATCTACTTTGCAACTTAAACAAATATCATCATATTTTTCTATTGTTTTAAGTTGATATCCACAATTAACACACTTAATATAATCACCTTTAGCATCTAGATTATTATCTTCATCCAAATCTACTGCCCGTTCATAATCCATTATTTTTTCTTTTTCTTTGTGGTTTTACTGCCATATTTAGTGGCCCACTTTTTTGCAATTTTAGGGTGGTTTTTCCAGAGATACTTTCGTTGCTTCTCGGATTTAAAAGGCATTTTTACTATTTAACTTCTTTGCCGAATCCTCTTTTAGCTGCGCCTCTAGATTTTACTCTTCCACCTTTTTTGTAACCTTGATTAAGTTCACTATGTATTCTTGAAACTTCATCTCTTCTATTACTATTAGGAGATTCCGCTTCAACACGACCTAGTTCTTCAATTAAGTTAGTTCTTCCTCTATCCGCCATATTATCCTCTTTTCTTAGCCATTTTTTTAAAAGTTTTAGCTAGGTTATATCTTTTAGATCCTGGAGGGCAAGATTTACTTCCGAATTTTTTGCCCGTACAAGGTTTATCTTTTCTCATTCCTTTTACAGCTTTTTGAATCCAGTCTCCGTCTTTTGCTCCAACTCTTCCACCACACTCCACCACCTCTATAAATACTTCTTTTTGTTTTCATTGGATGGTCTGATGTTGAATCAAAAAATTGTGGCATTAGTTATTTACTAGCTCCTCTAGACTCATCTCTTCTAGATTTGAAGCTTTGTGTTTTTGTAGACTCTTTTCCTCTTCGCATTCCTAAAGACTCATCTAATCTGTCATTAGCACCTTGTTTTTTTGATGAAGATCCACTTTTTGAATAAGGAAATCTAACATCTGATCTTACTCCGTTTTGTCTCATTTTTTTCCTCCGTTTCTAAAAATTTGAGTTCCCTTTATACCATATATGCTCGCAACGACAAGTATCCAAAGATTGGTGAACCAACTCGGATAGCCTGGACGTCGTCTGAAAAGACTCCATATGCGAGCACCACGATGGGCAGTGTGAGAATTATCAAAACTGCCTCGTCCTTCCAATCTGACTGACGGGCTTCTAACAATTTTCCCTGGTATTGCTCCTCGCCTCGGGCCATCTTTGATGCGTGCATATGTTGTGCATCAGCCATAGCCATCTTTGTCTCCTGGCGCTTCTTAAATATGTGCGTGCCAGCTTGCAAAGCAATCTTTGCTAAACCAAACCAAGCCATAAGTTAATACCAGGTTGCTTTAACCGGTTTTTTGTCAGCACGCATTCTTTTTGTGCCTTTGACAACAACCGTTTGAGATTCTTCGATGTTAGGGACCTCTTTTGTGATATTAACGCCACCAGTTTGGTAACCATCTTTACCAACACCTAAAACTTTTTCAGTTTTAACGTCTTTATTCATAAAAGTTTGTCCTCTTTGCCAATCTTTTCCCATAGTTTACTCCTTGTGTTAATTATACCTATTTTTTTCTAAAATTTCTACCAAAATCGTGTCTTTTACTTTGGTCTGCCATTTGTTGTTTAGCCATAGACACTCCTGCACGTAAATGAGCCAGTTCTTCGTTTTGTTCAAGCTTTTCTTCGTGTTGTTCATCATTCATTAGAGCTTTCATCTTGTCAAGATTGATTCTTTGCTCTCCTTCTTCCTCTTTTCGCTTATTTTCCATTGCTCTTAGGTCAACTTCTCTAGATTTAATCTTCAATAATGGATCACCAGCAAATTCACCAGTAATTTTTTCTTCTTCTTTAGCATAGTCTTCTTGCATTTCAGCAATCAATTGAGCTTTTCTAGCTTCAATTTGATTTGTTATCTGTTGAACTCTTTGTTGCTGTTGTTGCGCTTGTGGATTTTGCATCATTTGTTGTTGCGCTTGTGGATTTTGTGCTCCCATTTGTTGTTGTATCATTTGTAGTTCTTGTAATTCTTCAACAAACTCGATTTGAACTTGTTCTTGTGCCATTAAACTTATGTGCTCTAAAATATTTTTTTGTAACGCACCCATTACCATAGGATTATTCTGTACCATATTCAATCTCATAAAATTTAAGTGAGCGTCAATGTGTGCTTTATGATCTTGACCTGGAAAAGATTGAAATGGCTTTTGTGACATAGACATAATATGTTCTAGTGCCGGATCCATTGGTGCGGGTTGTGGGGGTGGTGGTAAAATTGCATTTACATTTTTTACCCCCAGCGCATCATACATAGATCTATATGCTTGATATAAATTATGCATCTGAGGATTTGATTGCGCCAGTTGTAATTGACTTTGCGCTAAAGATATTCTCTGTGTTTGAGAAAATATATTAGGATCAGCAACTGGTAGAATATCTATTCTATCATCAAAGTCTTGTACTTTAACTTCTCTTCTAGCACCTGGTACATCATAAGGATAAACCGGTGGAAGATAAGTTTTAAATACTTCTGCTAATAATTTGAATTCTTGTTTTAAACCAACATAGATTCTTTTGTGAATCGCTGACATTACACGTGAACCACGTTCTAATAATGCCACTGTCGTACCGACGGCCGCTTGTTGATTCATATCGCCTACTTGCATATCAGCGATGGCCGCGAAACGTTGACCTGCATCAACAACAATACCCATTAACTGAAGTAAAGTTTGATCCGGTCCTTTAAAAGGTAGAGTCATAAACTGATCTTTGATATTGCCTCCCGGAGCGTCGACATCTCTGAACTCACCAGGTTGTAATGGTTGTGCATCGTCTCTAACTCTAATACCACGTGATTTAAATCCCGCTGGTAAGTTAGCTAAAGTTC